TCTGGGCCTGCTTGTGCATGGAGCCAATGCCAATGGGCGCAAGGTCATAGTCCTCCGAAGCTTCCAGAAAGGACATGATGCCATTGGTGAGGGGGACGTGGGATTGCTGCAACATTATGAGATCTCCAATACGCTCGCAAAAGCGTAGATCTTCGAAGCCGTATCACAATTTAATATGAGCGTGTCGCTGGCTTCCAGTACGAAAGGCCCAGCGAGGGACGTGTCTGCGAGAGTTCCGATGCTGTCTTTTTCCAGCGTAATCGTCACGGATGCGGAACTGTCGAGTATCTTAGGGTACACCACTATTGTACCAGAGTGACTATTGTACAAATTCAGGTTTTTTACAATGGCTTGCGTGGCCGTTGGACAGGTGTAAATGGTCACGTCACCTGTCGCTCCTACCAAAGAGGCTATGTTTTTGTACGCTGAAGCCATTATTCCATGAACCAGCTAATGCCGTTGGTGTCGTCCTTGCCACTGACTATGTCCGGGAAGTCTATCTTCGTTAGCGCCATTTCGAGGTCCCGGAGGATGCGAACGAAGGTGTCCGCATCATAATCGTCAGGAGCCATGGGCATACTGTGGTCAAGAATTTTCATCAGCGTCTTCCGTCAGGCCGTATTTCAAGCCTGAGATCCCCCAGCGTCCAGGCAAGGTCCGTCTTGGAACTCTCGATTCTCAAGGAAGCCTGACGCGCCCGCGCCCGCAAGTAAGACTGTTGCGTGGTGCTTGTGATGGTGTTCGTGGAGTTTGTCGCAAGGGAATCACCCGGAAAATTCCGTGTCTTGAGGATGTAGTCCACTTCTCCCGATGAATCCCCGCTGGTATCGGTGATGTCTATATCCGGGATCAGACGGCTCATAAACATGAAGTGGTCGCCGTCCGGGGACAGATCGAAGTCCGCCGACTCGATGAAGGGCGTCATGGCAGAGCCGTCGTTATTCTGCCCGAGTTCGTGGATGTACACGTAATTCACGCTGTCGGCGGCTCCCGAGCCTCGCGGGTTGTCGTGAATGCCAAAGTCCGCCCATGCCGTCCGGGAGAGCGTCCCCAGATCCCAGGTGTTTTCTATAAAGTTGAACTTGACGTAGCGGTCGATCTCGGTGCTGTCGGCAGTGGGATAGAACCAGAACACCTCGTCAAACATCTTGTTGGACGCCGCAAAGCACTTGAAACTCTGATCGAGATTGATGTCGTCAAACACATAGCGTAGGAGGGTGCAGGGAATTACCTGTATACGGCCTGTGTAGACGTAGAAGTTCTCACGGTCCATCCAGAAGACCTTGTCCCCCACGGTGATGACGGCGTTGGGACCAAGAATCGAGACGTTGTTCGCCAGCATTGTGATACCGAACGTAAAGGGAGGTCCGGTGAAGCGCATGGCGTGAAGAGAGGTGTCGGTCCAGATGAGCATCTCCTGACGTGTTTTCTGGGCCGATATGATCTCCGAACCGGAGGAGATCCGCTGGGATCCCGCCGTATTGGTCGCGGTCGGGGTCCAGTCAACAGGATCCTCTTGGTCGGACCAACGCACCATGAGCAAATCCTGAGCGGTCTCGCTGATCGGGTTGCATCCGAAGCAGACGACGTGATGATCCGCGCCGGATACCATGATCCTTCGCGTTATCGTCGGCGCATCTGAAGCGCCGGTCTGCGAGGCAAAGGTAGTGGCCCGCGCCCCAAGGCCAAGGGTCTTGTCCCAGTAGTAAGGTCCCCCGTCGTAGACATTGAAGATGAGATCCTCTCCCCAGTTGTCCTGTGCATACAACCGGATGTTGGAGCCCGTCTCGGCGGCAGTGGTGGAGGATTCTCCCCATCCAACGAAAGCGTTCGCTTCCTTGACTGCTAAAGCATCCGCATGAGATGCCGCCGTAGTTCCACGTACCCCTCTTACAACTCCTGCATCTATTGTGTCACTGGATTTGCCCGTATACTGGATAAGCTCGTCTTCGATCAACATCAATCCGACGAAGGTGATGGCCGCTCCGCTTGACGAACTGGCAGCGGTCGTTCCGTCATCGCCACGCGTGAGTTCACCAAAGACGTTGGACGAATTTGTGCCGTAGCGAATCTTCTCGCTACCGATCAGGAGCGTCCCCTTGCTGGGGAAAGAACTGGAACTTGCAGCGGCTATGGAGGAACTGGAAGCCGTGAGGTTGGCTCCGGTGGTCGTTGAAACCGTCTCGAAATCGGAGGCGCTCGTCAACGTGAACGAGGTGTCTGAATCGCTTATTCCCCCGCTATCATTAAGGGTCGTCTGGGAATACGTGGACGTAAGACCGCTCCAGGTTCCCGCGCCAAAGCCCGTTCCAGTCACGACCGTGTTCAATCCCGTGTTGATCTGGTATTCCGCAACGACCGCAGAGCCCCCGCCTGCCGTATCGCCAGAGGACGCGGAACCTCCAGTCGTCACTGTATAGCTATTGACATCAATGAACGTAATTTGAAGCTCTGTATTGATCTGTGCGGCAGTAACGCCGTCCGTAGTTGCAGCGCCGGAAAACGTGACAAAATCATTATTTACCGCACCATGGGCCGGTGCCGTCACGGTCAATATACCGCTGGAAGCGGACCCGGTCTTAAGAGGATTGGCCCCTAGAGTCGTGGTGGCGCGGATCGGCGTTACGTCGTTATAGCCACCGCCCTCCTCGATATAGAACTTGGTTTCCGTACCAAGACCCATGTACTTGGAGCCGTCGAGCGCGGCCCATACATGAAGGGACCTTCCGGTCCCCTCTATCGTGTTGCTGCTCAACCGTTCCCAGCCACCCATCTTCTCGGGGCGTCCCTTTCGGAAGCGGATCAGGTCGGAGTTATCCCAGCCACTCTCATCACCATAGGAGGTCGTCTCACGGTTAACTCCAGGTCTAAATTGTACTTTTATGAGTGGCATTAAAATTCAATATTTCACAGAACATTATTTACGGCTTGGGGTGCGCGACCTTCACTGCCGCAACGTGATCACGCCAAGTGTTCGTACTATCTAAGAGATCGTGATATTGCATGTCCATTTGGTCGCCCCAGCTTGCATATGCTCGTCGTCTTAGCTCTGTGTAATCAAGGACAGGGGGAACATGCTTAACGATTTGCGTTCCGTCCCATGTGTCTATTTCAGTCGTATCATCTGCAACATCAATCCATTCCAGAGGTGAAGCAATTGGAAATTCCTGTCCCGGCTCACAAATGTCCGAGACACGTCCGTTGTTACTATAGATAGCCTTTTTCATCACTTATATTCCTCGACTATGCAACAGCCAGCGGCCCCAGCGAAGCCAACGGCTGCGCCAGCGCCACCAAAGCCGCCGTCACCACCTCCACCGGGATTTAACCCCGCGTTATAGCGGGTCGCGCTGACAGTGCCGCTTTTATCGCCATTTTTTGGGCACTGTAAAGAGCCGCCGCCACCAGACGTCCCGGTAACTTGGCTCCCCGCTCCATCCGATCCATCGCCCCCCGTGTAATTTATATCACCGCCAGACCCTGCGCCGCCTGCACCGGCTGTCCCTGTGCCAGAGGCGGTCCCGCCAACCCCACCTGTAGCTGAACAGAATGATCCAAACGAAGAGGTCGCACCACTGCCTCCGGTGCCGGTGCCTGAGCTACCGGCAGCACCAGCCGCACCGATCGTTACAGTTTCAGATGAGGTGGAACTAACGTCGATTACCTCGATAGCCGCACCACCACCGCCACCGCCAGCACCGCACCCATTGGAGGCGGCACCCCCACCACCACCGCCCGATCCAACAACAGTCACCTTAACTAGAGTTACTCCAGACGGCTTCGTCCAAGTGCCAGTTGAAGTGAAATACTGTATCGAAGCCAAGCCACCCCCAGCAAGATCAAGAATACCTTGAACCGTATCCCGCTTGGTTTTCCCTCCATCGCCCAAATCGGCTAAGAGGAAACTGTCCCCAGCCACAACGGTGACTTCCGTAAAGTCGGCGACGAGGGCGTCCTTCAGCTTGGTTTCATTGACAGCATTATTTTGTATTTTGACGGT